CTGGGCGGTCCGCGCCTGGCGCACCGACGTCCGATCCACCGTCGACACCGACGCCCATGACGTTGCCTGGGGCGGCCTCCGGGGCTACCTGACCGAGGCGCAGGACTGGCCGGCGGTCACGCTGATTGCGATGCGGTTCCGCGCCACCGGAAACCTCGCGCGCCAGGCCTCGCGGCAGGTCCATGTGACCGCCACCCGCAAGCTGCCGATCTGGACGGGCAGCAGCTGGACCGCGCCGCAGCCGACGCGGCGCATCGCCTGGGCGCTGGCGGACATGGCGCGCAACGCGGACTACGGTCCGGGCCTGCCGGACGCGCAGATCGACCTTGCGGGCCTCCTTGCGCTCGACGCGCTCTGGACCGGGCGGGGCGATCTTTGCGACATCCGCCTGACCGAGGCGAGCGGCTGGTGGGATGCGGCGGCGCGGGTGGCGCTGACCGGCCGGGCGCGCGTCCTGATGCAGGGCGGGCGGCTGCGCGTGGTGCGCGACGGACCCGAGACGATTCCGGTCGCCCTTTTTTCGCAGCGCAACATCGTTGAGGGGTCGTTCGGGATCGACTGGCTGATGCCGGGCACGGGCACCGCCGACGCGGTCGAGGTGAGCTATCTCGACGCGCAGACCTGGCAGCCCGAGCGCGTGATCGCCCGCCTGCCCGGCAGTACCGGCGCCCGGCCCGCGACGCTGCGGCTCGACGGGGTGACGGGGCGGGCGCATGCGCTGCGCGAGGGCCTCTACCAGGCCGCCGCGAACCGCTACCGCCGCCGGGTCGTGCGCTTCGCCACCGAGATGGAGGGCTTCATCCCCGCGCCGGGCGACCTGATCGCGCTGCAGCACGACCTTGTCGGCTGGGGTGCGCAGGCCGAGGCGGTGGCCTGGGACAGCGCCGCGCGGCGGCTGACCCTGTCCGAGCCGCTCGACTGGTCGGGGTCGGGCCACGTGATCGGCCTGCGCCGCCGCGACGGCGCGCTGGCCGGGCCTGTGCCTGCAAGCCGCGGCGCGAGCGACCGCGAGGCGATCCTTGCGGACGATCCCGGCATCGCCCCCGACACGGGGCAGGGGCGGCTGCGCACCATGGTCGCCTTCGGCCGCGCCAACGCCTGGGCGGCGCTGGCCAAGGTGGCGGCGGTGCGCCCGCGCGACGCGGTGACGGTCGAGATCGAGGCGGTGATCGAGGACCCGGCCGTGCACGCGGCCGAAACCGGCGCCGCGCCGCCGCCCCTGCGCACGGGCGCGCTGCCGCGCCTGCCCGACGCCCCGGTGGTGACGGGGCTCACGGTCGTGCTGTCGCCCGACGCGGTCGCCTTCCTCGCCTGGGCGCCGGCACCGGGGGCCACGCATTACGAGGTCGAGATGGCCGAGGGCGGCATCCGCACCGTCAGCGCCGCCGGCTGGACCCGCGCGGCCGAGACGGCGGCTGCCAGCGTCACCCTGCGCCCGCCCTACGGGCCGCGCACCCGCTTCCGCGTCCGCGCGATCGGCCGCAGCGCAGGCCCCTGGGCCGAGACGCAGGCCGGCGTCGCCCGGCCCATTGTCTGGCGCACGCGCGAGGACGCCGCGCTCGAATACGTCTGGACCCGGCGCCGCGGCCAGACCGTCTGGCAGACCCTCGGCGACACCGTCTGGACCTACCTGGGAGACCCCGCATGACCACCTTGCCCACGGCTTCGACGTTTCAGCAGGAGCCGATGGACGCGCAGACCCTGTCGGACGCGCTGGTGCAGCTGCGCGACTTCATCGCCGAGGCGATGGGCACGGCACCGGACGCGGCGGCGGTGCTGGGCGTCCTCGGCGCGCTCGTCTCGGGCCATGCCGCGGCATCGTCCGCGCGGAGCATCGCGGCGACCGACCGCGGGCGCGTGATCGCCTGCACCGGCACCTGGGCTCTGACGCTGGGGGACGCGGCCACGCTGGGGGCGGGGTTTGCGTTCGTCGCCGCGAACAGGGGCACCGGCACGATCACCCTGACGCCCGCGGGCGGCGACCAGATCGACGGGGCGACGACGGCGGCGCTGGGGCCGGGCCGGGCGGCACTGGTCGTGTCCACCGGCACCGGCTGGATCACGCTGGCGCTGCCCGGCACCGCCGCGGGCGCGCTGCGCCTGACCGACGGCACGGTGGCGGAACCCGGCCTTGCCTTTGCCGCCGATCCCGACACCGGGTTGTGGCGGGCAGGCCCCGATCAGATCGGCTTTGTGGCCGGGGGCACACAGCGCGCGGTCCTGTCGGACACCGCCTTGCAAGTCGACGTGCCGGTGACCGGCACCGCCGTTCAGGCGGGCGGTTCGGATTCGACGGTCGGCAGGCTGGTGCGGCTGTCGTCGGGCACGGGCGTGTTCGGGCTTGGCCTGAACGATGCGAACCTGAACACGGCAACAAGTGATGACCTCAATGCACTGCGCCGTTCGGGGTTCTGGCGGTATCAGAGCGCGACGGTCGGGCGACCGGCGGGCACCGCCGGAGTCATGCTGCATCTGTCCCGACTGGCCGGGCAAGGCATCGGCTTTCACGTGCAGATCGCGTTCCCGCACATTGCAAACGAGCGGATCGGCCGCCGCGTCATGGCGGACGGAACGGGTGCCTGGGAAGCCTGGGACTATCTCTTTTCCCAGCGGACCGCCATCGGGGCGGTCAGCCAGTCCGGCGGCGTGCCGACCGGCGCGCTGATCGAGCGCGGATCGAACGCGAACGGCGAGTTTGCCCGCTGGGCGGACGGCACGCAGATGTGCTGGCGCGAGGTGACGGTGAACCTTGCGATCAACACGGGCTTCATGGGCGGGTTCCGGTCGGGCGGGCAGAACAGCACCTATCCGGCCAGTTTCGTTGCGCCGCCGGTCACGTCTGTCTTCCCGCTCAACGCGACGGCCTTCGGGGCCTGTGCGCACAGTACTCCGTCCGTCACGGCCTGGTCGTGGGCGGTGACGGCTGTCACCAGCCAGTCGGCGGCGGATCGGACGGTTCAACTGATGGCCGTCGGGCGCTGGTTCTGAGGATTCATGCAGGAGACGAGACTATGATGCTAAACCAAACTGATCCTGCCCTTTTTGCACCGCCGCTCGGTTGCGTGCCGATCGGGCCGGTGCTGGAACGTGGTTCGAATGCCAACGGCGATTTCGTGCGGTTAGCAAACGGCACGCTGCTGTGCAGGCATCGGATGGTTTCCAACGAAAAAGGTGCCACAAGGTGGACATTTCCGGCAAACTTTGTAGCAGCACCTCGTGTCACGGGCGAACCGCTCGCTACGGACCTGAAATTGCATTTTGCTGTATCGGACTCGGATGCGGTTCATTTTTTCGACGTATGGGACGCATCCGGCGAGCGCACCGAAACGCCTATCATTTTGCATGCTAGCGGGCGCTGGTTCTGAGGAGGGTTCATGATCATTCACCTTTCGCCTGTTCGGGACGATCACCGCTACACGCTGGCGCGGTCGGGCGACGTGCTGACCATCGACGGCGTGGCCTTCGATTTCGGCGCGCTCGCCGAGGGCGAAGCCTTGGTGCCTGAAGGCGATGGCAGCCGGTGGTTCGCCGGTCCCGTGACGCGGCAGGATGGGCGCATCATCGTGACGCTGATCCTGCCGCACGGGTCGAACGCCCCGCCGGAGACGCGGTTCCCCGCCGCGCTCGATCTGACGGCCGATGGCCCGGTCCCGCTTCCGCCGTTTGACGTGGTACCGGATTCGTGAATCTTCGACGGAGATCCGTGCGTGAGCGACGACAAGGCCTTCTGGTCGCTGATTCTGGCTGAAATGGCTGCCACCCAGGCAGTGATCCTGGCTCTGTGGGGTGCGCTCGGAGGGGCGACCAATGCGTTGACCACGCGGATGAGCCTGCGCGACGCGCTGCGCCACGTCCTGCTCGGAGGACTGATTGCGGCCGGCATGGGCAGCCTCTCGATGGCCTTCCTTGCCGCCTGGCTCGGTCTGCCGCCGCATGCGATCCCGGTGGGCGGGACGGCGGGCTCGGCGGCCTATCTCGTGGGCGTCTTCGGCCCTGCCTTCATCGAACTCGTCCTCGCCCGGCTGCGCGCTGCGAAGGGAGGGAAGGCCGATGAATGACCTTCTCCGCCTTGCGCGCACCTTTCGCCTTGATCCGGTGAATGCTCGGCATGCGTTTTGCCACCGCCTCCGCATCGGCCTCGCCGTCGCGGCGCTGATTCTTGTTCTCTCGCTCCTGAGGTAATCCCATGCACACAACAGACCGCGGCCTGCTGGCCATCGTGCGGCACGAAGGTGTCGTGCCCGGACCCTATCTCGACATCAAGAACGTGTGGACCTTCGGCATCGGCCACACTGCTGCGGCCGGGCCGCCCGATCCGGCGCGGATGCCGCGCGGCATGCCCGCCGACCTCGATGCCGGGATCCGCGAGGCCTTCCGGCTGTTCCGCACGGACCTTGCCGTCTACGAGGCCGAGGTGCTGCGCGCCGTGAAGGTGCCGCTCGCGCCCCACGAGTTCGATGCGCTGGTGTCCTTCCACTACAACACCGGCGCCATTGCCCGGGCGACGCTGACGAAACTTCTCAACACCGGCAACCGGGCTGCAGCCGCTGATGCGTTCCTGAACTGGCGGCGGCCGGAGGCGATCATCACGCGCCGCGAGGCCGAGCGCGACCTGTTCCGCCACGGCCGCTATCCCGGCGGCACTATCCCGGTCTGGACTGTGGACCGCAGCGGCCGCGTTGATTTCTCGCGGCCCGTTCGCCGTCTGACCGAGGCCGAGGCGCTGGACCTCCTGCGCCCGCCGCCCCGCAACAGCCCGTCCCCGCGCCTGGCTGGTGGCAGCGGCTGATCAAACTTTTCACCACCCTAATCCGGAGGGACTGATCCTATGCGCTACATTCGTCCGACCTCGCTCACTTGGTGGGCGGGAATCTTGGCAATCGTCACCGGGATCGCGTCTGCGGCGTCGCCTGCCGACGGACCAATTGGAGAACTGGCGCGGCTGATTGCGCAACTGACTGGCGCGAGCGATACGTCGCCCGTAGGGCTGATCGCTCTCGGCCTCGGCCTGATCGGCTTGCGCGACCGGCTCGAACGCGGATTCCGCGGCGATGGCTAGTTTCTTGCGGATCGGGCGCTGACTGTTCGCCATCACTGGCACGTCGCGGATGACGGTGAGGTCAGTTTCTACCGGGACGCCACCCCGGTAGCGGTCATTCCGCCCGAGCAGGTGCTGGGGCTGGCGGCGCGTTCTCATCAGAAAACGATGCCGTAATCTGCGGGGCGGGGCGGGATGTCGTCCGGGCTCGCAAAGCCGAAAGCGGGCAGGAAGACAAACGCTTTGCCCTGATCGCGCAAGATATCAGAGCCTTGGATTTCAGCCGTTGCCGCTGCAGTAGCTCGTGCGGCAGCCCATATGGCAGACCCTCCGCCAGCCCATGCGGCGTACGCTGCCTCCCACGCAGCATACGCCGCCGGGTCCTTTGCGGCAGTCTGTGCGGCGGCTCGTGCGGCAGCCCATGCGGCGTGCCTCGCATCGTCCCATGCGATTTCCTCTGCGACAGCCCACTCGTCGCTGCCTATGTTGTCAATGTAGTGCCAAAAATCCAGCACTGACCACCACTTCTCGCCCAGGACTGCGCGGGGGGCGGTGATGACGCTCGCGGGTGCGCCATCGCGCCTGTCGTTGACGATCCGCAAGAGCGCAGCGTGAGCCTGGCTGATATTGAGCAGCTTGGCGGTTTCTTTATCTGCTTCGGATAGCGTCGTGTCTACCAGTCGCCTTGGCGACCATCCTCCGATCAGGTGCAGCACCTGACCTTGAGCGCACATGCAGCCGATGTCATTCGGATTTTTGTTGTAGGCGTCCAGGTCAATCAAGCGACCCTTGTAGGGTTTGCCTTCATCGGTGCCCCAGCGAGCCATAAGGTCGGTGAGCGTAGTCATGTCAGGTTTCCCCTTGTCAGCGATTGCCAGTTTTCGACAATCACATCCCCACTGCCTCGACGCGGTAGATCAGCACCACGCCGGTTTCCCCGTCAGGTATCGTCAGCACGTCAGGCACGGCGATATAGCCGTCGGCAGGCGTGACGCGGATCGTGTCCGGGTAGTGGGGAACACCAAGCTCGGCCTCGATGTGGTGCTCGCCAAGCTCGAAAATGTGCAAGATGCGCCCGCCGTTATCCGCGCCTCGGTTGTCAAAGAAAAGCTCTGCCACTGCACCGGGTTCAGCAGTCGGGCGCAACGTGACCGTGCTCCCATACGGCTCGCCCTGCCACGTTTCGGGCCATGCATCGGTCGTGAGCAGCGCCACAGCCGCTATCGCAGCCGCGCAGACCAGCGCAACACGCGCGACATGGCGTTGCCGCGCACGGCGGGCGGCTTGCTCGCGCGCGGCATGCATCCGCATGAAGGCTTCGGACGGCTCCCAACCGCGCGCGGCGGCCACTGCGTCGTCCAAATCGCGGGGAGGGGTGTGCGGGCGGCTCATGCTGCGTCCTCCGCAGGCACTGAATTGGCAATCATTGCGTTTAGCCGCATCGCCGCCGCTTCGAGGTCGAACTCGCCATCGATCTGGCAGGCCACCAGCTCGTTGCCCACGTCGCAGGCGTCGATCCAGCCGTCCTCGGGGCAACCGGCTTGTAGCGCGGCGTGCAGCATCCGGGCGGAAATCCGCAGTGTCATCGCGTTGTCTCCTTTGAGAGTGCGTCCGGCAGTTGCGGCCAGCCCGGCTCGCCGCGCATCCGCATTGCCACCGCCTCGCGGAACCAGTTGAGGCGTTCGACAGCTTCGTTGTCGGTCTTGGCCTCGGGCACGCCGGGGACAAGGAGCGTCTCGCCGTCGTAGTGGTGCCTTGCAAGAGCCGAGACGACGCACCGCAGCCGCTTGGTGTCGCCGCGCTCGGCGCTGGCGACGGGCAGCCTCTCAAGTCCAGTTGCGGGCGCATGTTCAAAGGCAATCCGCCCGGCGCGGTCGACGTTGACCCAGAGGACGGTCATGCGACGTCCTCCGGTGTGTCGTCATGGTCGGAACCAGAGCCGGAACCGTAACCGTAGCCAGAGCCGTCGCCGGAACCGTGGCCGTCGCCGGGGCCGCCACCATAGCCGCCACCATAGCCGTCACCGTAGCCGTCACCGGAGCCGTAGCCGGAACCGTAACCGGAACCGTCGCCGTCGCCGAAGCCGTCGCCGTAGCCGCAACCGTTGCCAGAGCCGAAGCCGACGCCTTGGTATTCATAGTCCTCAAACATCATGCCCCTCAATCGTCGCTTGCGCCTTCTCAATCGTCGCTTGCGCCTCCTTGCTGGCCGGGATGATTTCCAGCGCGTCCAGCAGCACGATCACCGGAAGCACCGGCTCGACAATGCTCCTCGCCGCGTCAATCCCGTAGACCGCCACCCCCGAAAGGCTGACGCCTTTGTGTTTGCCGCCCGTGTGCCAGCGCCACAGACGGCGGCTGTCTGTCAGCGTTACCTGCCGCCCCTCGTGCGCAGCGACTGTCCCGTAGTGAACACCAGACGCATAGCAGCGGATGATGCATTTTTGACCGATAATTTCGATCATTTCGTTTCTCCTTGTGGGTGTGTCAGTTTGCGTGTGCGCCCTTGTGGGGGCGTAGGCGAAGGCGCAGGCGTGGGCGCTGGCGGCGTCGTTGTCGGTCACGTCTCCTCCACGTTCCGCGATAGATGAGTGATTCCGAGGTGCTGCAAAAACGTTTCAGCAACCAGCGGCGGTGGCTTCACGGTGTCGGCCTGCGCGCGCTCGGCGTTCCGATCGGTGGCGATCTCGCGCAGCAGACCGTGAATCGCCATTTCGGCATTGAGCTTGCGCTGCGCATCGGGCGACAGCCCATTCGAGGCCTCGGCCAGCGCGACCATCTTGCTCATGGCCTTGCCGGAGGTGGTGCGGATGCGCCGTCGGGCGGATTGACCGAGCGCCGGGGCTTCTTCCGGGCGCAAGCGGCGCAAACCGACATTGCGCTCGCTGACGAACACTGCGCCGTGGTCGCGCGCGACGATGCGGCGGGCGGAGTTGAGAAGGCCGCGGGCTTGCGCCTGCACGTCAAGGCCGCAGGCGGCGGATAGCGTGGCGAAGGTGACGACCTGCCCGATAGGCGCGGTGCGCAGGGCGTCAATCAGCAGGCGGGTTTCGGTCTTGAGGGACAGATCAAGTGTCATTGTGAGCCTTCTCGGTCAGGAACGTTGCGTTGCGTTGCGGTGCGGTGCGCGGCGGAGCGGGGCGGAGCGACGCGTTGCGGTGCGCAGCGCCGGAATTTCGTTACGCCGCTGCCAGTCGGCCGTCTTCCCACTGGAGGCGGTCGAGGCGGAAACGGCCATTGCCGCCGCCCTTTTCGGGGCGGAACCGACCGATGCCGACAAACATCCCGGCGATCTCGATCATCTCTTTCAGCACGTCCTTCGTGATGATCGGGTCCAGCACGTAGATGTCGAAGGTCGCGCGCCACTCGTTGATGATCGGGAAACGCCGCGGCACGCGCTTGCCGGAGCCGCGCACGCCGTCGGCATTGGCCGAGATCGTCACATGCTTCACGGCGTCGGGCTTGATCCCGAGGTCGATGTCCTCGACGATCATGAGACCCGTGGTGATCTTGGCCGTCCAGGTTTTCTTGCCCTGCCCCGGAATCTGTTTGCCCGAGTATTTGGCAGCCGCCATCAGCGCCTGATGCATCCCGTGTGCCGGGATCACGACGGTGCCCTTCGGCCCGAGGTTGAGTTTTGAGCGCCACGTGCGGGCGTCATAGTCATCGTGGCTCTCGCCCGCGAGGCGCGGCTCGTCGTGCTGGAGCGACTGGCTGTAGGGCGAGATGCTGGAGAGGGTGACGGTGGCTTTCGAGGTGATCATGATGTTCTCCTGTGTGGTCGTTGCGTTGCGATGCGCGGCGGTGCGTTGCGACGCGTAGCGGCGCGGCGCGGCGAAATTTCGTCAGAGCGGGGGCGAGCGTGGCATCGGGGTCTCTCGGTCAAGAACGTTGCGTTGCGTTGCGACGCGGGGCGGTGCGGAGCGTGGCGGCGCGCAGCGATGCGCCGGTATTTCGTCAGGGCGGCGAAGGCAGTGGTCAGGGCTCTTCTCCCGGCGCGCTCGGGGGCGGCATCGTGGCCTCGGTCGGATCCAGATCGACAATCTCGTCCACGTCCGGCTCCGGCGGCGCCAGCACCACGCCACCGCGCGGCGGCACCGCTTTCGGTTTCGGCGTCACGTCGCGCGCGCTGTCGGGTCCGTAGTCCTGGACCTCC